CCGGCCTGACCGAGCGGGCTCAGAAGCTCGCCGCCTCGATCGACTTCGAGGTCAAGGTGGTCGAGTCGGCCAAGAATCTCCGCAGCGTGGCCGAGCGTTGCTCGCCGGCCCCCGAGGTGCGTGCGGTTGAGAATCGCATCGAGCCGGTGCGAGACGGCCGCAAGCTCAAGGCGTTCCGCTCGCACGAGACGGCGTACCGTTTCGGCATGTGGCTGCGTGCCAAGTTCGCCGGCGACGACAACGCCCGGCGGTGGTGTGCTGACCACGGCGTCGAGAGCCGCGCGATGGTCGAAGGCATCAACAGCACCGGTGGTTTCAGCGTGCCGGACGAGGTGTCGAACGAGATCATCCGCAACGTCGAAACCTTCGGCGTGGCCCCCACGGCCCTGCAGAACTTCTCGATGGCCAGCGACACGCTGATGATCCCGAAGCGGCTCACCGGCGTCACCGGCGCGTGGCTCGGCGAAGGCAGCGAGTTCACCTACAGCGACATGACCGGCACGCAGGTGCAGCTGGTCGCCCAGAAGTTCGGCGTGGCCACCAAGGTCAGCAACGAACTGTGGGCCGACGGCGTGGGCATCGCCGACCTGATCGCCACGGAGCACTCGCTGTCGGTGGCCAAGGCCCTCGACGAAGCGGTCTTCACCGGCACTGGCACCTCGGCCTTCGGCGGCCACCACGGCGTTGCGGTCAAGATCGACACCGCTCCGTACACCGCCAGCGTGGCGACGGCGGCCAGCGGCAACACGAGCTTCGAGACGCTCGACAAGGAAGACTTCCTTGCCGTGCTCGCCAAGTGCCCCCGCTACGCCCTGCCGGGTGCCCGGTGGTACATCTCGCCGGCCGGCTACCACGCTGCGATGCAGCGGCTGGATCTCGGCCAGGGTGGCAACGCCAGCGTGGCACAGGGCTTCGGCCTCACGTTCCTCGGCTACCCCGTCACCCTCGTGCATGTGATGAACAGCACGCTCGGTGCGGATGCGTCGAAGATCAAGGTGCTGTTCGGCGACCTGGCCATGGCTGGTGCCCTCGGCCTGCGTCAGGGTTACGCCCTGCGTGTCAGCCAGGAGCGGCTGGTCGAGTATGACCAGACCCTCGTCACCGGCATCGTGCGTGCCAATGCGGTGTTCCACTCGCTCGGCTCGACCAGCGAGGCGGGCCCGGTGATCGCGCTCAAGACGGCGTCCTGAACCTAGTACCTTCCACGGAGAACTGCTCCCATGATCCAGATTGCGGCAACGAAGACGGACGCCAAGGCGGCGGCGAGTGTGGCGGCCTCGGCCACCCACAGCCACGAGATCGACACCTTGGGCTTCGAGTACGTTTCCATCGACGTGGTGTACTCGCCGTTCGCGTCGACCACCAGCAATGCGGCTCCGGTGCTCCGGCTGACGCAGCACGACGTGACCGGCACCGGCCAGACGAACATCAGCGGTTTCGTGGGCGGCACCGACTTCACGGTGGCGGCTGGCACCACGACCGGGGCGAACGTCAACGTCGGTTACGTGGCTCGGTTCAATGTCGATATGCGTGGCAAGCGTCGCTTCCTGACGCTCTACACCTCGCCGGGCAACACGGTTGCCATCTCGAGCGTGGCCCGTCTGGGCCGTGCCGAAGAGGCTCCGTTCTCGGCGGCCACCAAGAACGTCGGCACGCTCGTCAGCGGCTGATCGCTTGACACATGCGGCACAGTGGACGGCTGGCAGGGCTCTACGCTCTGCCAGCCGTTTCCATTCGAGGGGCCACCATGCTCGTCCGTGTCGGTGACACGCAGGTAGATATCCGAGTCGAGGCCGTGCTGTCGATGCCCCGGCTGGGGTTCACCAGCAACTTCTTCGCCTGGGCTCAGGCCCTGATGCCTTTGGGCATCCGGCCGACTCTCGGCACGGGCTGCTTCTGGGATCAGGTGAACACCCGGGTGTTCGAGCAGTTTATTGACAAGGCCGAGTATCTGCTGGCCATCGATTACGACACGTTCTTCACCAAGGAAGACGTGGAGACGCTCTTTGCCATGGCGATGACGTTCCAGTGCGATGCCATTACCGGGCTGCAAACCAAGCGAGAAGACGGCCGCCCCATGCTCACGCTCAAGGGCACGCTGGATTCGCCGCCGGATGCCGGGCACACAAGCCTGCCACCGTCGTGGTTTGCTGAGCCGATTCAAGAGGTGGACACGGCCCACTTCGGCCTCACGGTGATCAGCACGGCCGCACTCAAGCGAACCAAGAAACCGTGGTTCTGGTCGAAGCCAGACCCCGAGGGTTCGTGGGGCGACGGCCGGCTAGATCCCGACATCTGGTGGTGGAAGAACTGGCGAGAGAGCGGCAACCGGATCTTCGTCTCGCCCCGGGTCGTGCTGGGACACGGCGAGTACGTCGTGACGTGGCCCGGCCGCAACCTGACCACGCCCGTGTTCCAGTGGGCGAATGAGTTCACCAGTACGAGCAAGCGGCCCGAAACTGCATGGAGGGTGGGGGAATCATGAAGATAAGGATGCTGATGAGCTACCGGCACTACAAGCGTGGCCAGGTGCTGCCGGACGTTCCCGACGGCATGGCGAACGATTGGATCAGCCGAGGCATCGCCGTCGAGGACAAGCAGCAGACCATCGAGACGGCGGCCATCGAGCACCGGGCCGAGACGGCCGACGCCACGCCCAGGAAACGAGGACGCCCCCGTGCAGTACCGCAGCCTGACCAGAGCGACGCCGCCGGCGGTTGAGCCCGTCTCGGTATCCGAGGCCAAGGCCCACCTGCGTGTGGACATCAGCGACGATGACTCGTACATCGGCACGCTGATCACGGCGGCCCGTGAGTGGTGCGAGGAGTACCTAGACCGCACGCTCATCAACACGCAGTGGACGATGCGGCTCGACTCGTTCCCCTACGAGATCGAGCTACCCCGGCCGCCGATTGCCACGAGCGGCACGACCACGGCGGTGTCGCTCACCTACACGCTGGGCGACGACTCCACGGCCACGCTGTCCACGACGGCGTACCGGGTAGACCGCAACTCAACGCCTGGCGTGGTGCGGCAGCTGCGTGCCGGGACGTGGCCCGCCAACCTCGACGACTACAACGCCGTGGCTGTGACGTGGTGGGCCGGCTACGGGGCCAGCGGCACGAGTGTGCCAGCCGCAATCCGCCACGCCATCCTGATGCTCGTTGGGCACTGGTACGAGTCACGCTCAAACGTGCTCACCGGCAGCATCAGCAAAGAGATCGAGTTCGGCGTGAAGTCGCTTCTCGACTCGCAACGCTGGGGATCGTACCGATGAGCATTGACGGCCGAATTACGGTGGACGCCTTGTTCCACGACAAGGACGGCACCAACGCAATCAACGTGCTCTCAATTCAGGATGCCGACTCCTATGCGTCTGGCACCGTGGCCTACTGGAGCGGAACGTGCGGCAGCACGGCGGTCACGCTGCAATTCGCACCGACAACATACAGAAACGCTGCCGGCAACTTGGTGACAGTGGCTCCGAGCGACGGCCACGTCGTTTTTCATGCAAGTGGAAACGGTGGCAGGCTGACTCAATCCAATGGCAGCGTGCATCTCGTTTCTATAGGCCACGTCTGCACAAGCAACCTCGACGAACAGGAGTCTATCTCTGTCGCTGGAGTTGCTGGCACCACGCAATACACCGTGTTGGTGTGGTCTGCGTCATGAGCATCGACGGCCGCATCACTGTTGACGCCCTCTTCCACGACACGTCTGGCACGGCCAGGCTGAAGGTGCAGTCGTTGCAGTCCGTCACCGGGTACACCTCGGGCGAAGTCGTGGCCGTCACCGGCACCGCCGGAACCTCGAGCGTGTCCATTAACTTCGGCTCGTACCGCAACGCCGCCGGCACGCTTGTGTCGCTGGGCTCGCCGCTGAAGCTGGCGTTTTCGTGGAGCGGCTCCAGTCGTCGCACGTTGAACGACGGCGGCGACAATGCGTGGCGGCTCATCTCGTTTAACGGCGAGGTGGCCGTGACGCAGATGGCCGACAGCGAGCCCGTGCCTCAGTTGCTGGCTGGGGCTGGCACAGGCACCTACACGCTCATCCTGTGGGGGCCAAACTGATGAACTCCGGCCGGCTCAGAGAGCGTGTGACGGTGCAGCAGGCAACGGACAGCCGCACGCCGATGGGCGAGGCTACGCAGACGTGGAGCACCTTCGCTGAGCGTTGGGCCAGCGTCGAGGGCATCTCGGCCCGGGAGTTCTTCCTGCAGGGTCAGCAGCAGACCGAGGCCAGCCACCGGGTGCGGATGCGGTATCTCACCGGACTGACGCAGCAGATGCGTCTGCAGTGGCGTGGCCGCACGCTGGAGATCGTCAGCATCCTCGAGCACGGCAACCGCACCGAGCACGAGCTGCTGTGCCAGGAGGCGATCTAGTGGCCTTGATCTTGATCACGGTGGACTCCACCGACCTGAAGCAAAAGACCGAGCAGCTGCGGAACCTGTTCGGGCAAGACGGCCGTGCCGGGCTTGCCGCAACGCTGGAGGCGGCGCTGGAAAAAGCCATCTGGCCGGCGTACCTGCGGCTGCGGGAAGTCACGCCCGTGGGCCCCACCGGCAATCTCAAGCGGGCCGCACACTACAAGACCGTCAAATATCCCAAGGACGGAACAGCCGTTGGCTTGATCGGCTACCGCCAGTCGCAAAAAGAGCGTGGCACCGCCACCGCTGGCAGCGTGCGGATTGGCAAGAACCGTGGGTTTCACCAGTGGTGGCTGGAGTTCGGGACGAAGGAGCGAGTCGTCACCAAACTCTCGGACAAGTCCTACCAGCGAAAGGCACATACCCGGCGGATGAAGTCCGGCAAGGTGGCCGCCGTCAGTGCCCACGAGGTGAAGGCTGGCCAGGGGGCCGTCATCGCTTCCAGCCTGGCCGCCCGTGGGCCGTTCGACATCTACCCCGACGGCAGCAAGTCGCAGCCCTACGCTTTTTTCATGAAGGGCAAGAAGGGCCAGGGGGCTATCCGCCTGCCGGTAGTTCGGCCTGGTGGTCGTGGAGGCCGCCCGCCCGTGCAGACCGCCTTCGAGCAGACGAAAAACCAAGTGGCCGAGATCCTGCGGCGTGAGCTCAGCATCTCGATTGAGGCCGCCATTTCCAAGATCACGCAGTCCAGCGCCGGCACCATCAGCGGCATCATCGGAGGGTAGCCACCATGCCACTCAAGTCACCTGAGCAGCTGCTGGCTAACGCCCTGGTAGCCGACCCCGCCGTGGCGGCCGTCGTGGGCCAGCGTGTCTACCCGGTCGTGGCACCGGCCTCGGCGGATCTGCCGTTCATCACCTGGCGTCGTACGGGCATCCAGCGGACGCAGACGCTATCCGGCCCCATGGGTATGGGCGTGGTGCTGCTGTCGGTGGACGTGTACGCCGAGACGTACGGCGAGGCCCGAGACATCGCCGACCGATGCCGCTCCGTTCTGGATGGGTACGGGACCGCTGTGGAAAACTACGTGAGCGTCAGGAACGTGTCTCTGGACACGGAATCGGACGGCGTGGTGCAGCTGGCGGGAGGCGACTTGCCGCCGATTCTCACGGTCAACCAACAGTATTCGATCCTCTGGCAGGAGATTTGAACGATGTCTTTTGAGACTCCGCATGATGGTGCCGGCACCGTGGTGACGTGGCCGAACACCAACACGCCCTACACCGTCACGAACATCGTCATTTCGGCCACCGATCCGACTGCGGAGGACGAGAAGATCAACGTGGCCCACCTGGGCCAGACCACTGGCGAAACCGCCAGGACGCTCGATCTGCCGCTGGCCGGCTCGGCGAGCGGCGACACGGGGCAGACCGTGCAGTTTGACTACGTTGGAAAGACGCTGATCGCCGACCGTTCGACCGGCACGATCAGAATCGTCGTGGGTGGTGCCGAGTTGCTCGCCCGTGCTGGAACTGTCCAGAGTTCCACGCTGACGCTGGCGACGCAGGACGCTATCCGAGGCCAGGTGACGTTCCGCATTGCCCGTTCGTAGTCCATGACGGAGCCCCGTCATGGCTACATACGCAGCGGGCGTCACGGCGACGTGGGACGGCGTGTCATTCGGTGAAGTCACCGAGTTGCGCGTGACTCACGGCGGCTCGCTGCCGCTGGCTCGTGCGAGTACGTGGACGCTTGACGTTGGCACTATAGAGATATCGTGCCTGACGACTGCGAACATCTCGACGGCCAAGTACGCCAAGCGTGCTGAGGTTTCGATTGCCGGCGGCGGCCTTGACTACTCCGGCACCGCCGTGCTCGAGAAGTTCACGCTCCAGGGCATTGCCAATGACGTGGCACGGTACACCGTCACGCTCAGGATCCAACCCTAGGAGATGCCATGGCTATCACTGTTCAAGAACTGGCCGCCCAGATTCTCGCCTCGGACGACTTGTCCGTGCTCAAGGTGACGGTGCGTGAGTGGAAGGACGCCAGCGGTAAGCCGCTGGTGCTCGGCATCCGTGTGATGACCGTTGAGGAGCGAGACAGCTACGAGAAGGAGTGGATCGGCAACAAGGAGCGAGGCATCGACAACTTCAGGACGAAGTACCTGGCCCGCTGCCTGTGCCACCCTGAAAGCGGCGAGCGGCTCTTCGACGAGCAGGGCATCGAGCAGCTGGCGAAGAAGTCGTCGGCCGTGGTGTCGAAGCTCTTCGAGAAGGCGATGAAGCACAACAACATGACCGAGAGCGACGTGGAGGAACTCGCAAAAAACTAAAGGCCCGGCCGATGCGGAGGTTTCTATTCCGCCTCGCCGGGCACTTGGGCATGACGGTGCGGGAGTTGTCTCGCCGCATGGATTCGCAGGAGCTCAGTGAGTGGGTGGCGTTCACTCGCTACTACCACGCTCTGCCGGATCCGTGGCAGCAGACAGGCTTACTCACCAGTGCCGTGCTCGCACCGTACAGCGAGAAAGGCAAAGCACCAAAGGCGTCCGATTTCGTACCGACCGAGAAACCACCGCAGACATCAGAGGAGATGGCCCGAGAGCTCGCAAAGCTCGCTGGCGTCTTTGAACAGTAGCAGCAGTTATGGCCAACATCCTCTCACTCGCGATGAAGGTTTCCGCCGACGCCTCGGGCGTGGTGAAGAACCTCACGCCGGCCGAGCGGGCGCTTGAGAAGCTGGGGCAGAACGCCGACAAGCTCACGAGCGTTTTTGACCAGTTCGCCGGAAGCAGTGAAGCGGCGGCCAATGCTCAGCGTGCTGCGGCTGAAAGTTTCGACGCTCTCGTGACGCAGCTGCAGGGCGGCGAGATCAACGCCAAGCAGTTTGCCGAAGCGTATGCCAACCTCGGCAAGGAGATTGAGAAGGAAACGAAGCTCCTGCAGCGTGCGTCCGAAATCACCCGGGCGAACATTAGCCCGCTGGAGCGGTACACCCAGGCGGTTGACGAGCTCAACGACCAGCTGCGTGCCGGCCGCATCTCGCAGGAGACGTACAACCGAGCCCTCGAGAAGGCCCAGCGGGATCTCGACAAGACGAGCGACAACGCCAAGAAGGCCGACACCAGCCTGGAGTCACTGGCCCGCAACACGAAGATCCTCGCCGGCATCGAGCTCGGCAGGCTGTTCGTGGGCGGCGTGCAGGCAATCGCCAACGTGTTCCGTGACGTGGCCAACCGAGTCACCACGCTGGTGTCAAGCGTCAACTCAGGCATCGACTCGCTCACCGATCTGTCGGCCCGCACTGGCATCAACGTCGAGGCCCTGCAGGGCTACTCGCTGGCGGCAAAACTCGCCGGCGTGGACACCAAGCAGTTCGGCACCGCCGTGGAGCGGCTGGCGGTCATTATCGGCAAAGCCACGCCGGGCGACGCACTCGACAAGGCTCTCAAGGGCATCAACCTGTCGCTGGCGGATCTGCGGGCGTTGTCACCCGAGCAGCAGTTCTCAGAGATCGGGCAGGCCATCTCGCAGCTGCCGACGGCCGCAGCCCGTGCTGCCGCCGCTGTCGATATCTTCGGCAAGCAGGGGGCCGCTTTGGCTCCGCTGTTCCGTGAAGGGGCGGCCAGCATTGAAGAACTGCAGGCCCGTGCCGAGCGGCTCGGCATCATCATCAGCGAGACGCAAGTCAACAACGTCGCCGACATGAACGACGCTTTTGACTTGGTGGCCGCAACCATCAACGGCATTGTGGGCCAAGTCATTGGCAACCTGGCGCCGGCGGTGACGGCTGTAACCAACGAGTTCCTGCGATTCGTTGAAGAGTGGAGCGGGGCACAAGGCACCGGCGGCACCGGCATCGCCAATGCCATCACTGACGTGCTGCTCGAGGGTGCGTCCTACTTCGCCGCCATCTTCGACAAGTTCGTGGAGGAGTTTGGAAACCTTGGCGAGGTGTTCGCGTTCTCGGCCGACGTGTTCGATGTTACTGCCAAAGTGCTGCTCAGTGTCTCTGAAGCCTTCCGTGTGGTGTTCAACGTCTTGCAGCTGGGCATCGACGCACTCATCGTCGGCTTCGGCAAAGTGCTCGAAGGGCTCGGCAGTTTCGTGGACTCCGACCTGGAGGAGTACGGCCGAGCGTTGGTGGACGCCGGCATGGAGTCCACGGAAAGAAACTCCCGTGAGATGGAGGCCGCCGCAGCCAACGCTGCCGAGACGTTCAACAGCATCTTCACGGGTGGCGACGGCAACGCACAGCAGGCAGGCCAAGGTGCCGCCTCGCAGTTCCTCGCCGGGCTGCGAGCCGAGATCCAGAACGCCCGCCTGCCCGAAGTGCAGGTGCAGGCCAACCTGGCCTCAGCCACGGCAGAGCTTGACCAGTTCCTGTCCACCGCCGAGGGCGGCGCGTCTGACTTCTTGCAGCAGTCGCAGGCCACGCTGGCCACGTTCTCGCAGATGGCTGCGGAGGGCGAACTGACTGCCGACCAGATTGAGATCATGAACGGATTCATGGAGCGGCTGAACGGCGAGCTCGTGAAAGAGAGGAAGAACAGAGAGGACGCAGCCGCAGCTGCTACGGCGCAGGCGGAAGCAGACCAGAAACGGGTTGATGCACTTTTGAAAATCGCAGATGGAGCCGAGAAGATACGTGACGACTTGGCGGCTGTTGAGCGTGAGCAGTCGCGTGTTGCGGAATCCATCGCATCAGGGGACTTGAGCGGTCGTGCTCTTGCTGACGCTGAGCAGAGACAGCGGCAGCTGGCCGAACTCAGCCAGAAGCTAGAGGAAGATGCACTCGCCGCCGCCAACGGTTTCTCCGAAGGGTTTGATAAAGCCTTTGCCTCGACCGACAGCGGGCTAACCTCGCTTATCGTCAAGGCCGAGGAGTTCGGCCCTGCTGGCGCGGCGGCTGCTGAAGAGCTCCGGCGTGGCATTGAGTTTGCCCAAAACCAAGCCGCCAGCGGGATTATTCCCAAAGAGACATATGACCTTGAGGTCGAGCGCCAGAAGCAGTTGTTTGATAACCGCATCAATCAGATTGAAGAAGAATCAAAGTTCCGCCTCAAGCAAGAAGAAGAAGCCGACAAGATCCTGTTTGCTGCACAGTTCGGATACGACAGCGAGCGGGCTAAGGCCGCAGAGAATCTTGAGCTTTTGCAGAGCCAGATCCGGCTTACGGAAGAGGCTATTGCTGCGGCCAGAGCGGAAGGCGACAAGCAGGAGCTGGCCGTTCTGTCGCAAAGGCTTTCTGCACTCGACCAAGCCGCACAGCGTGAAGAAGACATTGCCACGGGTCGTGCAAAAGCCAGAGAGGAAGAACAGAAGCGGCTACAAAAGTTTCAAGAAGACCAGCTGAAGGCCCAGCAGCAGGCCCAACAGCAGTTTGCCGAGCAGCAGAAAAAGATTTTCGAGGAGCAGCAGAAAGCCGCCGAGGCCGAAGCCAAGCGGCAGGAAGAGCGGCTCACCAAGCTGAACACGCTCGGATCGCAGACCATCACGGGCAGCGACATCCGCACCGCTGAGGGTGCCGCCCTGGTGCTGAACCTGACGGCTAACGCTCAGGATCCCCGGCTCATTCAGGAGCGGCTGCAGACCAAGCTGCTCGAGCGGATCGCCACGGGCATCGGCCAAGCGGCGAGCAACTACTTCACCCAGCCGGTGGCCATTGTGGGCTACTCGTCATTCGGGGAGCCGACCTGATGGGCATTGCATCCGTCACCGAACTGGCACGCTCATCTGACTTCACGCTCGGCACGCAGCCGGTAGCGACTCGCCGCTGGGCCGTCACGCTCACGGACAACACGCTGCAGAACACGCCGCTGACTGAGACGGACATCCTCAGCAACGTCGATATGGACCTCAGTGCGTTCGGCAACGTGCATCCGACGTGGTCCGCTCTCGGCCTGCGCAAGATCGTCATTAACGAGCGGTTCAACGACTCGCCGTACCACGTCGAGGTTGTGGCCGAGTACGGCAGCGTGACGGCCAACGAACTGCTGGCACCGGCGTCTCGTGCTGCCGAGTGGTCTTTCGAGTCGCAGCCCAGCCAGGTGCCGGCCCTGTACTACTACCACGGCACTGGCAACGCCGACCTGCGGCCACTCACCAACTCTGCGTACGACTACTTTGAGGGCATCACGACCGACGAGGCCATGGTGAGGGCGACGATTCGCAGGAACTACACCGCCTTCCCGTCGTCGCAGATGGCCGCCACCAACACTGTCAACGACGACACGTACTTCGGCGGTGCGGCGTATTCGTGGAAGTGTGCAGGCGTGAACTCCACATTCACCATCGAGCTCTTCAACAACGCCACGTACTCGTACTGGGCCACGCAGATCGAGCTCATGTACCGCCAGACCGGCTGGGTGCTGCAACTGCCCGACGTGGGCTGGAACTACCTGAGCGGCGGCCAGAAGCGGCGGGCCATGGTGTTCGACTTTGAGAACGGCGAGTGGGTGGCGTCGGCCAACCCTGTCGGCCTATTTGAGGGCGAGCAGGTGAGCGGACAGCCCGACGTGCTGCCCCGTCGAGTGAATCAGGTGGCCAACTTCACCACGCTCTTCGGCACGCCGCCGTCCTGACATGGCACGCAAACGAGGCCCATTGGACGCCGTGCAGTTCACCCGGGAATCCGCAGAGCGGATTGCGGGCGTGGTGCGTCAGGCCGAGTTGACGCCCCCGGCGGCTTCGCCGCTGACGTTCGCCAAGCGGTTTGAGGATCGCGCCCCCAAGCAGGTGCGGGCTGCGACTTTCTCGGGCTCGTGGCCGATTGGCGGCACGAAGGTCGTCACGTTCAAGTACGCGCCGACGGCTACGGCCAACGTCGTCAACCTGTCGTGGCCGATCACGCTGACGGCCTATAGCAACGAGGACTGCATCGTCGGGCGTGAAGGAACGAACTGGTGGCTGGTCGTGCCGAGGCTGGAGGCACGCACGGCCATTCTGGTGACGCAGACGGCCACGGCGTCTTTCGCCACTGGTACGTCTACGGCCACTTACGTGAGCGGCACTGCCAATGCCACCGTGGTGTCAGGCGTCACGGCGAACACTGCAACGATCACGTTCCTGTCTGACGTGTCCGTCACGGCGTCGCTGAATACCGCTGACTGCTCGATCACTGTCGGCGTCACCAAGTCCAACGGCACGGCGACGGCCGTGCAGAGCGTCAGCGTCTCGACCGCCAGCGTGCAGGTGGCATCCGGCACTGCTACCGGTGTCTTTGCCTCGGGCATGTCGAGCGTGACGTTCATCACCGGCACGGTCACCGCCACGTTCCTACGCATACGGGTGCCGTGATGGTATGCCCGTGCTGCGTGCCGCCGCCGCCTCCGTGCGACCCGTGCTACGAATGCGACTTTCCGCAAGACAAGCAAGAGAATACGGTCGCGCCGGTCAGTGGGCAGTGTGCAGTCAACTATTTTCCACCCGGCGGAGACATCCTTGAATCATCAGTTGCAAAGGTGTATTTGCGGCGGCCGAACCCGCTTCCTGGAGGCTTGACATGGAAGGCTGGCGCTCAGGCTGAAGTAAGCAACTGCAACTGGTGCATCGTTGTTGATGAAGCCTACAAGACTTGTTGCTGCGCAATACCTGTTGAACTTGGGCAGACGTTCAGTTGGATTGTATCTAAGACCCGCTATCGCCTTCTGATTATCGTGTGTCCCGAAGGCGAGCCTGCAACAATGGAAGATCGCACGTCTGATTACTTGGATGGCGATTTTGAGCAAGAGTCCGATGATATACCGGAAGACGGACTTCCCGGCGGAAGTTTGGAATGTCTTCAGCCTCCTGAGTGTTACGAGATGCCCGATTTTCTGCCAGACGACGACGAGCCCGTCTGCAACGAGTTCCCATGATCACCGGCCGCCGCTCCGCCTTTGAGGCCCGATGCCGCCAGCGTGGCACCACGCTCGACGCCGTGCGTGCGTGCATCGTCAGCGAGGACGGCGACACGATCACCGTGGACGAGACGCACGAGGCGTACCCCAGGGCCAAGGCGGGCCTGGGCGACATGGTCAAGGCCGGGCTGTCTGCCATCGGCATCACCGAGCAGCGGGTGAGCAAGGTACTGGGCCGCCCGTGCGGGTGCTCCAAGCGAGCCGAGGCGTTGAACGAGCTCGGCCGCCGCATCGGCATTGGTTGACCGCTCGGCTACGGTAAGCAGCGAAAGGGCACGCCGTGGCCGACGATCACGTCTTCACACTCAACGGCGACGAGCGGTGGCTGCTGCGTTTCACCACGCTCAAGGGTGCGGCCTACGGGTACACGTTCAGCCAGAAGGCCAAGCACCCCAGGATCATCCTCGACGCCCGTATGCGTGGACGGAAGAAGCTCGAGGTGCTGGTGCACGAACTGCTGCACGCTCTGAATCCGACACAGAGCGAGGAGCACGTCGAGCAGCAGGGCAAGGACATCGCACGGGTGCTGTGGAGTCTCGGCTACCGGGAGGTGACGGATGGCTAGATCGGCCGGCACGTTTCGCCGAAAGAACGCCAGCGACCCGTGGCTAGTCACCACGCTTGACGGCGGCGTCACACGCATCGACTTCGCCAGCCGGCTGTGGGTGCTGCTGTCCAGCGACTGGCACTGGGACTCAGTAAAGTGCGACCGGGACAAGCTCTCCGCTGATCTCCGCAAGGCCAAAGAGATCAACGCCGCCGTGCTGAGTATCGGCGACCACTTCGACGCGATGGGTGGGAAATACGATCCACGCTCTAACGGCAAGTGGGACGTTCGCCCCGAGTTCCAACGTGGCAACTACTACGACGATATCGTCACGCAGTGTGCCGAGTGGCTTGAGCCCTACCGTGAGCAGATGGCCCTAATAACGCCGGGCAACCACGAGACGGCGGTGCGTAAGCGGATGGAGACGTGCCTGACGACCAGGCTCGTGGAGCAGCTGCGGATGCGTGGCAGCAAGGTGCGTCACGCTGGCTACGCCGGGTGGGTGCTGTTTCGTGCC